TCTGAATCAATTCGCACAAAGACAGTACCGCTTGCGCCATAATCAAAAGCAGGAGCGCCGGTAAAAGTTATTGTAGTGCTTAGGTCATCAATAATAACCGATAGCGAGCCTTGAGATACAACAGGGGCCTTAGCTTTTTTATCATCGGTAAGTATTAACGGGTCTAAACAGGAACAACTTAATATACCTTTATTTAACTGTAATGAATCTATTACATACTCGCGTGTAATAAAGTTATCAACATCAAAGTTTAAAGGGTCAAAGCCAACTAGCTCTTTTACTGATCTGCCCTCAAATATAGGATTTCTAGCTATCCACTTTGAAAAGAGCGTAGCGTTGCTTGTTCGTCTGTCAGGGTATGGGACGTAAACGTCATCGTCTACTGAGTCGATTAAATTAAAACTAAATTTAGCCCTGCTACCCATTGATTGGCCAGGGTCAACTTTTGGCGGTGTATGACTGCTTGATTTAAAGCCATTAAAGAAATTAACCGACCAATCCAATTGAGTGCTAGGAAATGTAAATGGTGTGGTTAATCCTGAAAGATATGAATCAGGAGCTGAACAAGTTTGCGGAAACGAATAACAAGTCCCATCAACTTCACCAGAATGTTTTAACTGCGCTGTATCTGGCGAGTGATTGACATCAACAGTACCAAAGGCACCACGAGAAACTATTGTTAATTGAATAGCAGAATCAACAGTAACCTTTATTAATTCGTCATCCCATAATAAATACGGGTCTGCATTAGTGAAAGCGGTAGAGTCACCACTTGAAATAACAACCGTACCCAATACGCCAGCATTTAACGAACTAGAAACTGTTATTGCTCCGTCGATAGTTGATTGCACGGTAGTATGTCGGCATTTATCAAGCTCTATCGTTATGATAGTCGCTGTGTTTTGCCCTGCTTGTGTTTTTAATAAATCAAAGCTCATTATATATATCCATTCACCTCAATAGAGATGTCCGCATGATTGCTCGTTACGTAAGTAGGCTTAGTTAATGTTTTATGGTTTTGTAACCCATAAATAGTTTCATCTTTAACTTCTGACCATTTAAAAAATACAGGTTTACTATCTAAAACATGTTCAATAAAATCTGAATACCAATCATCTAAGGTAGTAAATTTAATATATCTAAATGTTGCCTTAGCCTGATTGCCTCTTTTTTCCCTACGTCCTATTATAAAGTTATTACCTTGTGTTGTCGCTTGCTCTACGGTATCTAGAGAGGAAAATTTAGCAGGTTGAAAGCCTAGGCTTGGCGTCCTATCCATAACAACCGCGGCACCTGTGTAAATCGTTCCTATGAATAATTTAGATGTAAAGTTTAAAGTTAATCTTTGTCTAACAGTGGTTATTGAGCCAAAGTATTTAACAAAAGGCTTATTGTTTTTAAGGCTAGCAAATTCAGCAACAACAGAATATCCAGTACCATCATCAACTTCATAGGTACCGGTTAACCCTGCGTCTTGTGAGTTATGAATAGCAAAGGCAAAATAATCTAACGTTTGTGTTAGTGACTGAGTAAACAAGATCACAATTGTTCCGCTACTTATTGCCGGTGAATATTTCGTATTGTCCCGATAATCTAAACAGTTACTAAAAGGATTATCTGTATCTGCATCTTCGCCGCTTACCGTTGATATTGGCAGTACAGACTCAAAGCCTAATATACTTCTATCCGTCGACGATGTTTGTGTTACTGCGGTTGTGTCAACTACTATGACAGCCATTATATTGCCCCCGTTCTAGCTAATTCAGCTTGATTAGATGTTATTTGTAAGGTTATATCGTCATCAGTTCCAAGCGTACTAGATATTAATTGCTTAACTGCTGCGCCTGTTAATATAGCGTCATCGTCTAATCTAATGTCGACAACTCTATTTTGTTGTGGTGCCTCTACTGAAGGAGTAGATGCAGCACCGCTTGAACTTCCACCGCTTATCGATGGTGTACTACCTCCACCGCTAGGGCTTGAGCTTTTAATTGTTGATATTAGAGCGGCACCTTGCAATGCCACTTGTGCAGCAAAACCTAAATTTTGCGGGTAAGGGTTGTTTAATGCCTTAGCTACACCAGCGGCAATATTCACCAATGATTCAGCAATTGCGAATTTCTTTTGCGTTTTGAATGATTGATCACCAAACTTGCTTAAAACTTTTAATCCTGTAGTGGCGATTGATTGAGCGTTGTTAATATCGTTTTGTCTAACTAATTGCTTTAACTGCGCCTCACGCTCTGTTATCTCTAATCTTTTGTCTGCGCCTTCCTGCTCTATTGCTGCTAGGTTTTCCGAGTACTGTAGCGCTAAGGCTAAGCTTAAATCGAATCTTTCTTGTTTATCGATAACTTCTTGATCAAGTATTAGCTTGTCAGCTTGGAATTTTTCAAATAGTAACTGGTTTTCAGTTTTAAAACTGTCTTTTATTGCCGCTAGTTTGGCTGAGTCATCTTTAACACCGCTAACAGGGTCGGCAACTTCATCATTAATATTGCCTCTATCAGTTCCACCGCTTAAATCAGGTGCGCCAAGTATTAGCCCTTGTTTTTCACTCAATAAATCAAGTTGATTATTAAGGTCGATAACTTCAGCTTTATATCTATTTACTTGCGTTGTCTTTATAGGCGAATCAGAAAAGTTTTGGAACTGGGCCAGTTTTTCGCTTGAGCTAGTTAATTGAGTTCTTAGCTCTGCCATCTCGGTATTTATATCACCGAGTAATTTAGCCTTAGTAGCTCTTGTTAGTCCTTTTATTGAATCGGTGAACTCGTCGACTTCTGTGGCTGATAGCGTTGATTTAGCACCAACATCTTCAATCGAGTCGCTAAGCGTAACCAATGCAACCGCGGCGATTAAAGCAACACCTAACGGGCCACCAACTAAAGCCATTGATGCAGATAATGCCCGTGACGCAATAGTTAATACATTTGTCGTTACTGTAGCCCTTGCTTGTGCAACGCTGACCACGCCGTAAATATTAGCCGTCCTTGTTGCTGTTGTTCCGTTTAATAATTGCGCTTGAGTGTTTGCAATAACGTTTGTTGTATAAGTAATCATCGAAGGAATTAATCGAGCAGCAAAAACACTGGCCAGCACAACGGATGCTTTGGCGATTGAATCTATGTTTTTACTTGCTGAAACAATAGCCTCACCAGCACCACCAACAATATTTTTAACTGTTGTTGAGCTGCCAATAAAATCAATCATGTTATTATTAGCTTCTTGTACTGATTGAGCGAATGTTGCTGTAGCCTTTGTCATTTTATCGTCAATAACATCAGCGGCACCGCCTAGCGCCTCAACAAGTATCTTAGCAGTAATCCCACCAGTAGCAGCAAACTCCCTTAACTCACCTTGCGTCTTACCTAAAGAGCGTTGTAATGCTCTCATTATTTCTGGTGCACCTTCAGCAATTGAATTGAATTCGTCACCACGTAAAGCACCAGCGCTAAAAGCTTGTCCTAACTGTCTAATTGCTCCAGCAGACTCAGCAGCAGATTTACCACTAACAGCAAATGACTTGCCAATAGTTTCAGTAAGCCTTAAGAGTTCATCAGTTGATAAATTAAGGTTTTCAGTAGAAAGGTTTAACTGTGTGTATAGTTCAGCGGTTGCTTGGAACTCAGTTCTTGAGCGATTAGCAACGCCCAACAAGTCAGCAGTTCGCTTTGTTAATTCTTCCGTTGATTTTGTGGTCTGCCTAATTTGATTTTGTATGCTAGAGAATGCATCAGCATATTTAACTAATTGATTTACAGACAGGGCCGTACCAATAGCAGCAGCAACCTTTGATAGTGCGCCAAATGATTTGGAGGTTTTATCNGCATCCTTACCAAGCTTTATCACCCCTTTATCAAGGCGCTTTACGTTCTTTTCAGCGGTCCTTGTCCTGATTTTTATATCTATAAAGCGAGTAGTCATCTAATTAACCTTTGTTTCGTCTGCGAATTTCAGCGTGTTTCTGCTTGATGTATTCACTATCAATGTTATGTATTGCCATTATAAATAAATCGGGCGCTAATGAACATGAACCATTTGTGCGTTGGTGATAATGTATATCTTTATCTTTTATAGAAAGTGGTGCGCCTTGCTCTGTTCGTCTTTCCTGGCTTAACCTGTAAAACGAATTTAATAATAATTGTTGTTGATTTGTTAAATCAGGCTTTAAATTGTAAAACTCTTTTAATTGACCTTGAGCTTTATATAAATTATATACGCCTAATTCTTCGTCATCGTAGCCAACCTCGCCGCGATAACTTAACTCTTTTTTATGGCTGCAACATCTTCTTTAATAGCATCATGCAAGTAGTTACTATAATCGCTAGCGTGTTGTAATAATAATAAATTCAAACTAAGAAAGTAAGCAGGGTTTAAGAATATTTGCCGTGCTGACATCTTTGAATATTCGATTTCTTTAACGTCATCAAAAACACCATCCCAGCCAGTAACACCGTGTTCAGTTAACCAAATAGCAATAACCTTATTATGGTCTATTTCTTTTGGTGCAAAGCCATACTCGCGCTTTTTAATATCTTCAATCTGTATGTTGCTCTCAACAGTATTGAAGCGTTTAACATCAAAAGAACCATCTTCAATGTGGCATGGGGAACCTTTTTCCTGCTTGCTGTTATCTTCTTCGTAGTTTGATAAATTCATAATTTCACCTAGTCAAAGTGTGTCAGTGATCACCATGGCAACGTGTGACAAATACGCTTTCGGTTATGAGCCTAGCCATGGTAAAGATGTTAAAAGTTTCTAAAGATTTGAACGGTAGTTCCTGTTACTGGATCTTCTTCAGCCGAATAACTCATTTCATTTGAGCTAACAACATTAGATCCATCGGGCATTGAATGTTCAGTTAATTTAGCGCGCATAATCTCAACGACCATCCAGCGACCATCAGACCAGTTAAAAGCGGGGGCTAATGCAAACGCTGTGCTAGTTTCAAAACGGTTACGCCAATCAAAAGTGTTTGATATAACTGCTCGTGTAACTAATGCGCCTGTTGCGTCAACGTCACCAAATGCGTAACGCTCACCTTCACAAGCTGCCGAGCGATCACCTTGATAGTTATTATTGAACTCTAAACCCATGGATTTTACGCCACAATCTGAGTCAACACCATCAACGTAAATGCGCGATATGTTATCAATTGCGCTTACTGGGTCAGACGTATCAACCGCGTTATCTGTTTGACCTGCGATTATTGCGGTACCGGCTAGTAATTGCTCGATAGATAAGGAAAAGCTACCAGTTACAATGCCAGTTTCACCGATTTCCATTGAGCCTGTATTAATAACAGCATCAAAGAATGTACGGTAATCAATATCACCAGCGGCACTTTTATCTACTGTTCGCGTTTGAGTGGTGAAGTAAGTTTGATCACTACCTGAGCTAGTTTTCATTGACTCAAAGGTTACGCTTGCGCCTTCAGCCTCAATAGATGAAGGAGCAGTTACAACATCAATATTGTTATCATCAGTGTAAACGCTGATTTTATGAAGGATATTTAATCCTGTATCGGTAAAGCCTGCAGCCATAAACCAATCACCTACAGATAAGTTTGCAAAGTCATTGCCTGTACTAATAAAGCCAGTAGCAGTTGAGCCGATTGTAATAACTGATGTGATTGAGTTGTCATCCTTCGTGCCGTGAATCATTGCATCAAAATATCCAGCCGTTGACTGATTCAATTCAAATGCAGGTTCACCGGTGAAAGTGGTAGCATCTTGAACTTGTATGCGGCCTTGGCGATTTGTTTTAACTTCGCCAGATTGAACATAGGTTATTTCTTTCTTTGGTTTTCCTTCGGTGCGCCTAAATTGATCAAACGCTGGGGTAGCATCAATAACACCCTTGGTTGTTTGAGGTGACAAGTAAACGCTAATATCGTTACCTGAGAGACTTCTATCGTTTACTATGGTCATAATTAACTTCCTTCGTAGTATAAGTTTATTGTTACTTGGCAATGATACCACGAACCGTCTTCACCTAAAATAGATGGGTCAGCCTCGAAACATTTGGCATTGCCTATTTCTTGGTTTTCGTATAAATCTTGAATTACTTTTAATTCTTCTAACTGAGCTTTGTCGCCTTTACCTAAAGGGTAAAATGTATCGATTACAAACAACCCTAAAGTTCTTTTATACCCGCCGCCCGCCTGTACATTGGTTTTTGCTCCATCAATAAATGTAACTCTTAGCCACTTAGTTGATTTAGGCGTTGTAAATGGTGCGTTAGGTAGCTTAACCTTGGTTTTGGTATAGCCAACAGGTAAATTATTTAAAAGGTTATCAATCAAGCCTTCTTGCGTTAGTGCGATATTATCTATCATTAGTTAATTGCCTCGCGTTAACTACTCTTGAGATTTCAGACTCGACAAACTTTTTCGGGGCCTGTGTAGAATGTCCGTCATTTAATTTTTCGATGTAAGGTAAATTATTACTCAGTGTTACCGATGGGTAATTAAGTATTCTAGCTTTTGAAATAACAATACCACCCTCAACAACTGCTTGAGCCGCTTTTCTTTCTGATTCTATGTCTCGATTAGATTTATTTATTCCTACAAACCAATTGCCACGAGCGCGACCAGTATCGACAGGAGTGACGCGAGTTAATCCATTTAATAAATGGATAGCGACAGCTCTAGCCTCTCTGTTTATTTCATCTTTAAGGTAGTCGTCAATAGATAATTCAAAAGCCATTACTTATCCCTTACCTGTAAAGTGTAAACCGCTCCAGCTTCATCAATGCCGACATTTTCAATTGATACTTCAACACCATTAACTTTACATTCAACATTATCAGCACGAGGATCAACGCTTAAGTTTTCGTTAATTATTCCAACCAATCTATCGCCAACCTGAATATTTGAACCATCAAATTTACTTAGCTTTGCATCATAAACCCTAGCAAGGTTTATATTGTCCGTTGCTGATATTGTTGGCAATTGAGTATCGTAGTCAAAGTCGCCAATCTGAGTTAATACGACATTATTATTCGTCTGTCCTGAGAAAGTTGTGGAGTAAAGTCTTTTTGCTAGACTAAGCCATTCAGCGTTGCTAGGCATCTAAACACGCTCCGCAATATTATTGCTACCATTGTTTTTTAATAAAGGATTTAAATAAGTGTCTGCGCTACCTGTTTGTATTTTTGCCCATGAACCACCTGAGAAATACTCAACTTCTAAATCACCAAGCTTTTCACGTTGTACGTTTTTATTTTGCCCGTCAATAAATAAGCCTGAACCAAAAGCAAGTAGGGCTAATTCTAGTTGTGATTGTTTCGCGTTTGGTGGGATAGAATCAAAATCTATTATAAAGTTATTAACGCAGACTCCACGCCTTGGGTATGGCAATGTCTGAAGCTCGTCTACTCTACAGCCTTTTAACATCACCTCTTTGCTAGTTATGTAATCCATAGCGAGAACTAATAAAGCCTCTCTATCTGGTTGCGTTGCTGGTACAGATTTATTTCTAATACCTGCCCATGCTTTTAATTCGTCATCAGTAGCAAGAGAGTTTGCAAAATCTACAATTGAGCCATCTTCAATGATTAATTGAGTACCGATAGCGACAACTATTTGATCACTATTACCTAACTCACGACTTGTTATATCTTCGCCTAAAGTGCTGCCACCATCAAAATACTTTATTGTAGCAAATATTTTACCCACTTCAGCG